TTCAACTTGATTTCATCGTAATATTTATCTTTCAGATCTGTTAAAAAGTTTTTAGCTTTTCCAATTTCTTCTTTAAAAGCGAGTTTTTTCTTTTTAATCTCTCGCTCATCAGCAACGTCTTCATCGTATTTAAAATTATCTTCTAATAAAAAGTTAACTTCGTCATATTCTAAATGTGGACGTGTTTGCTTATAATATTCTCTAAGTAAAGATTCATTGTCTATTGTTGAGTAGTCAGCGTTTAATCTAACATAATCTTCAATATTACCACCTGTTTTTTCCATGAATGAAACAAGTTTTTCAATGTTTTCAGGTAATGGTTTCCCAATAACCTCTGCATCTCTTTTAGATTCTTTGTATTCTTTTGTGGTTTGTTTTACTTCTTCTTTTACCTCGTCGTCGTTTTGTATTTCTTTAATAACATTCTCAACGGGTTTTTCGTCTCCTTGTCCCACTGCTTGCAGTTCCACCTTGGGTCGTTCTTCAGGTAGCACGCTTTCCTTTGTTTCTTGTTTTTGAAGGGCATCTTTTTGATCTTTTTCTGTTAAGTCAATTTTGACTGGTTCTTCTTTAGGTTTCATTGCTGCTAAATCCATTTTGATTGTAGATTCAGGAACGCTTAATTTTTTAGGGGTTTTTGATTTTAATTTAAAATCTCCCTCTTGTTTTACTTCTTTTTGTGTTGACATAATATAATATAATTAAATAATTAATAAAAAATTTATCTAGGCGTAAATTGTTCTAGCCCAAAACCTCCTAAACCATCAAATCCAGCGGATTCAAAACTTTGGGGTAGTGTGTTGTTTTGTCTTTGATTAATAAGCTCTGATTCTTGAGTACCTTGTAATTTTACTCTTGAATCTTTTCTGTTTTCTATTTCTGATTCTTTTTGAGTTTCAGTATTAGCTTTTATTTGTGCCAATTGCATGTTATACCCAAATTCTTCTGCCATTAACTCTTTTTTAATCTCAGCTTCTTGAAGCATTTTTTTAGTTTCAAACTGTAATTTTGCTTGTTCTATTTGTATTTCTGTTTCTGCTAAAGCTTGTTGTTTTTGCATCTCTGCAGTTGTAGCTTGTTCAGCAGCTTGAGCATTTGCTTGAGCTTGCGCTTGAATGTTTTGTAAATTCTTAGCTTGATCTTCTGCAGCTTTTCTTTTACGACTTTGTTTTAATAAAGCATTAGCTAATTTTATATTTTTTACTTGACGTATATCAATAGCGTCTGGTAAATCTATTCCACCTGACTGTAATGCTATTTGAATATTTTGTTCTAATTGAGCTTTTTGTTCATCATCAGGTTCTAATTCTAAAAATATACCAAAATCTTGTAAGTTTCTATCTTGTAGTTCTTCTAACGTGCCTGTATTATAAGATGATATAGAATCTATTAAAGCAGCTCTTGTTAAAGGATAACTTAAAGAATCAGCTACTCTTAATGCTATATTTTCACAACTTCTTAAAGTTAAAAATAATCCAGCTTGCATAATATGTCTTAATGCAGTATTAGAATTAGCTGCTGCCATTTTTTGTAAACCTACTAAAGCATGTTGATCTGGTGTGCTAGCATCACTAGCTTCATTAAGCCCAGTTACATCTCTTATCATTTGTAAATAATATTGATAAGTTTGTATTAAGCTTTGTATTTTTGCGCTACCTGCTGAAGTCTGTAATTCTTGTATAGGTACTTTTCCTCTATTTAAGTCACCTTCTTGAGTCATTGATCTACCAACAATAGAACCAGTTTGGAAATACATGTTTAATGCTTCTTGTGCATTATAATTAGTTCCATTACCTAGATCTACTTCCGCTAAACCATCAACATCTACAAACACACCATCTGGCACCATACGCGCTAAAACTTGTTGTAGTTTAAGATGTGTTAATTGAATCATATCAGCAAAGCCTGTTATTCTGCTTACGGTTGATTCTATGTTGCCCTTATACATTCTAGGAGCACATATAGCGTAATTCATGTTAACTTTTGTAACATTAGAATTAGGCCTTGTCATATTTTCTGCTAGTTTCCATTCTAACATCATTTCATGTCCTAATATCTTAGCTCCAGTATATAAAACCTCAATACTTCTTCCAACTCTTTCAAAGTTATCATTAGCGGGTGGATTAAAACTGTCTGGTTTTTCTAAAGCTTTTTCTAACCCTTGTTCTGTTTGCTTTATTTTAAAAACTTGATTACTGTAAGTTTTATATTCAAAATATAACACTTGAACTTGGTTATAAGAATCTTGTTGTGCGTAAAAATTTCTAGTATAGTTAGCGTCACCAGGATATTTTTCTATTTCTTTTAATTCTGAATCAGTTAGTCCTGGAAATTGTTTCTTAAGTTCTACTAAACTAATAGACTTAACTTCACCAGCATAGTATATATCGTCAAAATTTGGATCTTCTGTGTAAGAATAAACTAAATTAGCAGGATCAACATAATTAACAGTTACCCCATTAGCTAAATTAAAATCTGTTTTTACTGCACTTATACCTATAATTGCTAAATCTTGTAATAATCTTTTTTTAACTAATTCATACTTATTTGCAGCTAGCACATTTTCAATAACTTCTTCTTCTGCTATTTCTATAGACTGCTTATAACTAAGCTGCATGTGTAAATCTAATTCATCTTGAGACTCAGGTATGTTATTTGGATCATTTGTATTAAAAAAATTCATTCCAGTAGCGTCATTAGTGGCTTGAATTATTTCTTTAGCATACATATCACGCATTATAGCATCTGCGTATTTTGTTCTTTGTTTTAAAGATTCTGGATCTTGAGCATAAGCTTTTATATCAAAAATTTTTTGTGACATACCATTTACAATTATATCTACAAATTTAGGTATAATAGGTACTGGTTTCCAGTCTAAATTAAGATAAGACAAATCACCATTAATAGATAACTCATCTTTATATTTTTGCACAGGTTGTTCTCCTCTAGCATACAATCTTAGTCTATGAAAATTTAACCAACTATTTTGGTATCTATTTCCCATACCTCCTCTGTCTCCAGAAAACCACTCACCCTCAACAGCGCGTCCCACAGCGTAACCATAGTCGTAACTTTGCTTTTCTTCATCAGATACTACCTGACTTGGAAATGAACCAACGTAATTATTATAAATCATTTATTATATTATTTTTGAACTAATTCCTTCGTTATTATATTTTTTAAACCCTAATGGTTTTGACGCTAATGGCGCTTTAAAAATAGGCGTGTATCTATGTTTGTTACAACCCATGAGTGCTAAACCAGAACTTATAGAAGCATCATGTTTAGTTCTATTGTTTATATCAAATTGAGACCAATCTTCTAATGTTCTTTGAAAATAAATATCTCCATACCCATTATCTAAAAGACCAACATGTGATTCAATATAAGATTCTATTGCCGCTGCGTGCGCTTGTTTTATGTCTTCGCTTGAATTAGGTATTCCACCTATTTCTTTTTCTGTTATTGAAAGTTTATTCCAAATTTTGTCAGGTCTATTCATTGCAAAGCCTCTATAACCTCTACGTTTAAAATGATAAAGTAGTCTTGGTTTATTGTTTTCAGCTAATATAGGCATGCCATAAAATATACAAGCCATTAATACATCTTCAAAAAATATTTCAGCAGTTTGCGGTCTTGCTATGTATTCTAAAAAAAACATACTAGGAGGCACGTCTTCCATGCTGTATTTTGTTAATCCATGTAAAGATCCGTTAGAACCTCTTTTATCAACTGTTCCTGATATATCATAACTATCACAACCAAAACATCCACAATGTTCATTTCCAGGATATTTTATACCATTTTTTATTATTACTTTGTTTTGTAATTGAATTGGTGGAACCCAAGACACTTTAAACCTACCGTTATTATTAGGTAAAAATAAAACTTTCGAATCTTTAATTCCGTTTTGCCAACTAAAAGAACCAGTTGTTACTAGTATTTTATTATTAATATCTTCATTATAATCTATTTGTTGATAGATTTTAGTTAAATTAAATAAAGACATTTTAGATTCATCTCTAAAAGCATGTTTAGTTGTACGGGGAAATTGTCTGTAGAATTCATTTAAACCGTCTTGATCTTCTTTTAATCCTTCAACCTCATTTTTCCAATACTCTAATACACCTATTTTTATTAATACTCCATGCGGTCCGTATGTTTTGTTTTTTGGAGTTTCGAAGACAGGAAACCCATAAGAATCAATGTATCCTTCGTAGTTCCATTCCATAGGTATGAACAAAGAATATAATCCTGAGCGAGTCTGTCCATTGGCGTTTCTTTTGTTAACATCTGAGTCATCGTATAGTTTTTTAAAGTTTCTACCACCTTTGTCTAAAGCGTTTGATGTTGATCCCATCATACACTTTCCAATAATTCTTGATCCTAATCTAAGGGTGGTTTTCGTAACCCTCCAGTTGTTAAGAATGTTGTTTGGCCTTTCCCATTTCCCACTTTCATCGTGGACGAGGAGTTTGAGTTTTTCACCATCGTAGGCGTTATCACCGGTATTTTTCCAGTCGATTGTCGTGTCGAGCCCGGCGAGATCCTCGGCTTTGTCGGAAGAGGTAATACTTCTTCTGGTAAATTTACTGGCTGGAACTCTGTATGCGAGTTCGGTCTTTGGACGGTCCATTCCGTCCTGGATCGGCTTGAAAAAGAAGGGATAATTAACGGATATTGGTACGACCTTATCAGTGAACATCTTCTTAGCATCGGCGCCAGATTTGGACAAAATCCCAAAACGTGCGTCGGTTGATATGGTCGCCATGTTAACGCACTCACCTGATGCCATAAACGAAAAGCCCGAACGTCTGTTCTTGAGATAGGACATACCATAACACCGTGTATCTGCAACGCAGGCGGCCCAGAATATGAAAAAGATACGGTTTGCTTCTCGAAAGTCTGGGTTCCCAACATCAATCTTGGACCACTGCAAGTACATATAGTGAGTACCAGTAATGTAAGTAGGCACATCTTTATTAACATACCAAAAACCTTCTTCTCTGCGAGTAAACTCATTATCGATGTAGTCATAGTGTTTTTCTTTAAATTCATCAGGATACTCTCTCCAATCAAAAACTGTTTTAATTTTTTTTAATATCTTAGGATATTCAAATTTAGTCCATTTGTTTTCTTTAAACTCATGCACGTTTACAGCGGCTGGTAAAGCTATTTTAAGATTTTGTATCTCATAAATCTCTCCAATTTGCCCAGTCTTAGATATAACAACCATATCATGATCTTCGTTATATCCATAATCCCATTTATTATACCTATTCATTCGTTTAAGAACTTTAGGTTTAACATGGTTTTTTAATATTTTATATAAAGTTTGCTTGTACATTATTTAGATCTTCCTTCAGCAAAACCACGAAATGTAGTTTCTTTTTTAATTTCTTTTGGCTTATCTTCTAACATATTTTTTTCTTCTTCAATACGATTAAGTATTTCAAAAGCATCAAATATAGCTAGTTTTTTTGTGGCTGCAGCATTTTTAAGTCTATCTGCAGATATATCATCTGCTGTATCTATTATAGCTTCTTTAGCAACTTTTATAAGTTCTTCAACTGCTACTTGCCCAGCTAGGATTATATTTTGCTTCGTTTCCTTGGTATTCATATTTTATAACAATATCATTTGATTTCATACAATAAAGACGTTCTTCGTCTACAATAAATTCCCATTCGCCATTAGGCGTGTAACCAACTAAGTCTCCAGGGTTAATATCTTTATGTTTTAAGCTGCTGTTTCCGTACTTTAATATACCAATTAGATTTCTTTCTTTATCAACGCTTAGGTTGTCTAAATTTTTTATAGGTTGTATAAAACACCTGTCATTAAATGAATTCCAACCATTTTTATTTTTATATAAATAAACTTGATCTAAAGAACAAAAATACAAATTATCTTTAAAAAAAGATCTACTTTGTTTTTTTTTACCTTGCATGTTATAGAATACTCTAAAAACGTTTTGATGTAATATAACAATATCACCTATTTCAATACCTGTTTTATAAGCTAAAGGTACTTGCTTTACCAAAGCGTGTCTATTAACAAATTTAAAACTTTCTATTTTAGTGTTAAGAATAAGTTTTTTTTTGTCAATATTTATTTCATTACTGTAAGTTTCACCTAAAGGTTCTACAATAAAATCATATAAACTTTTCATTAATATTCTAAGTCATACTCAACGGATATAGCCATGTTAGAATTAAATTTTTTCCATGGCAATACCTCGTTGTTTTTTTTAATGTGTATATTATAAGATTTATCAGAACTATCTAAAAGTATATGAGATATTTCATGACCTCCATAAACTTGTTGACCTACAGCATAATGCATCGCGTCGTTTTTATAGTCAGATCCAATACTAATTTTTCTTATATTATTCTGCATCTTCTTTTTCGATTTCAGTATAACTTCCATCTTTAAGATCAATATTTATTTGACCATACTCGTTTTCAAGTTCTTTTTTAGTTGCTTCAATTTCTTCAGACACTTTTTGTATTTCACTATGTACGTTTTGTTTTTGTACATCTAAAACACCAATAGATCTTAAAAAACCACTTAATTTAGATTGTTGATCGTTAACAGTTTTTAATTGTTCTTTAGTAATCATTGCTTTAATTTTTTCTTCTGCTTTTTTCATTTGATTTAATTTAATTGTTATTTATTTGTTATTTACTTGTTTTAAAGTTATTTACATATTATAAAGTCATCCACAGTTACACCGGCACCAGCTACTGCTGTAACGTAATCTACAGCCACTGGTAATATTGATCCAGACTGTAAACCTTCAAAAGTTATAGCTTGTCCAGCTACTGGTGCTCCACCTCCAACTGCAGTAACACCCGGTAGTATAACACTAATACTTGCGTCTGCTGGCATTACACCACAATATATTACAGATGAATTAAGATTAGTACCTAATGTCCCACTTTGGTTTTCAAATAACCAAGCCGGTCTAACGTCTATACCAGCTATCATAGCCGCTGTTAAAGGCATAGCTTGTCCTACTATACCATCATTTGTTGGAAATTGTCCCATTTTTTATTTTTTTTATTTATTACTTATTGTTTTATATTTTTCAACTCCACGCGAACCAAAATAGGCTACGTAGACTGTAGTTACTAAAGTTTTTAGTAAACCTATCCATTCTTGTTCTACTGTAAAAGATATCTCATGATGACTGTCTACCCATATAAAAGCTACCGTCATTATAGATAAAAAAATTAAACACATTGGTCGCGTGTTTTTTGAAAGCCATGAGTCGCTTTTCATATCGCTCTCCCAGCGTTTTGAAACCTCTTGCATTTCTATCATATCTTGTTCTAATAACATCAATGCTTTTTCTTTAAACTCTGTGGGTAGGTTTTCGTCTTTGGTTATTAAATTTTTAACTAAACCAAAAACACCAGCGTCTGGCAACACATCACCAGCTAAGTCCAATATACCTGGAGCAGCTTTGCTTAAAA